GGCGATCGTCCCCGGATCAGCAGGTTTGGACAGCCTGCTGGTCTGGTTTGGTCCATTCTGGCTGGGATGACAGGCTCGTGGCTTGGCACCTTCACTCCTGGGTCTCCAGAACCATTCGCTATCGCGGTTGGTTCTGGGTCGCCCAGCAGCTGAAGGCGCTGTGCCATGAGGTCCGGTGCGCGTCTCTTCGCTCTCCGTTCGAGGGCTCCCCCGCTTCCGTGCCTGGCACGGTGCGGGCAGCCCTCGTCCGGTTGGCGTGGAGGTACGGGCGCGCCGGCTTCACGTTCACGCGGCTCTCTCGGGCCCTCCCGCTCCCTATTAAGGGGGAGCGGGAGGCCCTTGAGTCTGCACGCCGCGTGGCCGTGGACTGCCATCCCACATCGGACAGCACGCTTGGCGCCCTCCGGGCCTTCATCCTTGCCGAAGCAAGGGTAGGGTTCCGGACGCCAAGCGTGCTCCCCTCCTCGTCGTCGTCCTGCTTCGAGTGGCCTGCCACTCGAGGCGGTGTCGACGGCTACCTCCGTCGTCAGGCACTTCTCGCTGCGCTTGGCTTGGACATGATGGGCGGTAACCCCGTTCGTCTCGTTAGCAAGCGCTTCGGGAAGTGGACTCAGGACTCGCTCGGGACCTTCTGTTTGCAGAAGATCCGCGAGTGGGCACTGAGTGGAGGAGAGTTCTTCTCCTCCGCTGACGATCACGTCCTCAGGTGCCTGGGGGTCTTGTGCCTCCGCGAGTCCCGCTCCGCTACGCGGATGAAGGCTTGCGCGCTCAAGGCTCCCGGGATGAAGTTCAGGGTGATCGGCGTACCGAACGCTCTGACTTTCATCGAGGGTACGTGGTCCCGTTGGTCGGCGTCGCTGCTTCCTAGGAAGCACTTCGTCCCCAACGGTGGCCACTTCCCCTCGAACCTGAAGGACGTGCCACTCGGAGGGACTTTCCATTCGCTTGACCTTTCGAAGGCCACGGATGGCTTGTCCCACCAGGTGGTCGAGGTAGTGATCCGGTCCCTCGCCGAGGCGGGCGCTCTCCGCTCTTCCGAGCTGGAGCACTCGCTTGTCGGCCTTGGCGTCGGCGGGTACCCCACTATGTGGAGTGCCCCCGGTGTGAAGGACTGGATCGCGAGGAGGGGGAGTCCGATGGGCACTCCTCTCAGCTTCGTTGTGCTGTCTTGGATTAACGCCTTCGCTACTGAGGCCTTTACGGCCTCGGTGACCCATGGCGACGACGCCGTCGGTTACGCCCTTGATCCACAACAGATCGAGGACTACCGGGCGGTTATCGCCGACATGGGCGCGAGCGTCAATCTCACGAAGACGTTCCGCTCGCAGAGGTGTTTCACCCTCTGCGAGAGGTTCTACGTGCTTCGTGGCACAACGGAGCGAAGTCCTGTTGCCTTCTGCCCGCCGCCCTGTCCTCCTCCGGGGAGCAGGGAGCCTCAGGTCGCCTCTGGCGACCAGTGGCCGCTCTATCTTCGTAGAGCGGAGCGGGTACAGAAGGCCCTCTTTCCGTGGTGCTCGCGGTCTCCGTCGCTTCGTCTTCCGACATGCGTGGGCGGCTACGGGTACACGGGTAGAGGTCTCAAGGTCTCCCGCGCGGTGAGGGTTCGGCTCTCTGCTGCTTGCAGCAGGAACGTACCTGAGCTGGCGTTGGAGGTCCTTGAGAGACAGGACTTCAGAGAGGAGGGCCTCTTCCCCCGGCCCCTTGTACCTCGTCCTCGGGACGCGGCGGGCTACCATCGGTTCCGGAAGGGTCTGCTCGCAGACTCTTCCTTCTCCGTTGGGCCTGCCACTGGTTCCGAGTCCGATGTACCATTCCGCGACTTCGTCGCCTGGCGAGAGGGTGAGGTTCTTCGAACCTACCTCTCTCGCGGCGGCGCAGTGCGGAGAGTTGGGGCCGGGGGAAGACCAGAAAGGACCAAACGCCGGGCGCTCTTCCGTAAGAGTGACCTTCCACACTGCCGACCACTTTCCGTGGCTGGTGGTGTAGGGTCGCTCGAGCGGCTCGCTGCGCGTCTTGACGCGCAGCGGGTGAGCGTCCGGCCGGACGTAGCCTCTATAATTCGTGGTAGAACCACAGAGGAGCGGTAGTCTTTCGACGGCCGCTCGGTGGACGCCTTTGGCGTTCATCCCCAAAAAAAAAAAAAAAAAAAAAAAACTCTTCTCCCTATAGTGAG